TAATTTGAGATTCGTTTATATCGTCAAACACATAATCAGCAACTTCACAATTAATTTCTTTTGCTACCGATCCATCAAACGTGAAGAAACTACGCTTACCCATCCAAAAAGCGCCTTCGTCAATTGCTACTGCTCCACGTCTTGATGCAACACCACATGCTGTACCTACTCTTTCAAACCCATACACAAATGGTGCGCCTGAGTATTGTGCTATATGTGCATCATTGTCTGTCAGTATTAATGTTCGCCCTCTCATACGTAAACCTAACATAATTTGACCAACAGTCTGTAATTCAAAATCACCCGCTTGGTTTGTTGCTGATGGTGTCCATGACGTATTATTTTCTTGATCGCACCACGCAATTTTTCTAGGATTACCACCTGCGCCAAGTGCGAATACAAATCTTTCTTCTGTAACTACAATTCCTTTGTTACTTACTGGTGCATTGCTAACTTGTTGTGCTACAACACCTGTATTAAGTTGCCATTCATATATCTTGCCATCTTTAGATGAACAAGCCATAAGGTATTCACCCCAAGTATCTAGTGACCAAGTTGTTGCTTCTTGATATACACCTGAAGATGTTGGTGCTGTTGACCAATTACCATAGCCATAAAAACCACCACCATAACCAAGATTAAGTGATCCGTTGAGGTCACCTGATGTTAAACCTGACGGTGTTATGTCGTAAACTGTATTAGAGGGGTTTACATAATATAGTTTGTTATATGTGCCACTTGCTAAATATGAATCACTTGAGTTATCTAACCATGAAAGCATTGCTCTTGGTGCTGAAGCAAATGCACTAGCTTTTCTAGTTGTCCATCCACCAACTGGTCGCATTGATCCATCGTGCCATCTAACTAAACTAGCATCTCTCCATCTATTTGATGCTTGAAAGTCGGTGCCATTTCTGTATTGCCCCGGTGGTATGTCTAGTGGTATTAATGCCATAATCTTATGCTGCTATTTGTGTCCACGTTACAGAGTTATTAGTAATTAACTCCCATTTCTCTCTACCTATAGTTGCTGTACCTGATGTTGATGATACTATACCACCGACACGCTGTACTCTGTTGCATGTAGCTGTAATACTTGATTCAGGTTGTGTGACTGCATGACCTTGAAATATTTTTTCTGAGTCACTTGCTGTGCTTGAGTTTGTAGAATTGTTTGGTGTTGGAGCTGAACCTCCCATTCCTGAGTGTAATGAACAATAGTAATACAGATCAGGTGTTTCATCTGCTACAACAATAGTAGATTGCGTAGATGAGTTATGAGTTACACCTGTTGTATATTCTGTTCCACTTGCATGTGTGCCATCAGACGTTGTTGAAAATCTTAATGGATGTCCTGATGGGTAATTAAACACATATGTGTTCCCTTCAACAAGCTGTATAGTTTCTTGCTGTACACCATTTATAAAGTATTTGTTAGAACCACTCACATCAGCAACTGTTACTTCGTTTGTGTGAGTGCTTCCCGTTGATGCAATACCACCTCTTGTAGCAAATCCGAGTACAGTAATACTGGCTACTGCTGTTGGTACACCTGAACCGAATCTAACACGATTACATATAGCCGCACTAGTTGATGCAACACTAACAGTCGATGATGCACTTATCATAAACACACCACTTGCTGTAAGAGTTGCTACAACTGAAGCTGTTTGTGGACTTGTGCGAACACGCATCACACTCTCAGTTATGCTAGATGTTGTAGTCGATGTAGCTTGACCTGTTCTTACTCTTGCACCATTACCAGTAGTTGTAACTGTAGTCGTAGATGAACCATCAATTAATGCTGAACCTTCAGGAACACGTCTAACACCAACTGTTAAACCTGAGTTTGCAGTTGTATTAGCTGTAGCAATCCTAACTCTTGTACCTACTGCTGTAACAGTAGATGTTGCTGTAACTACAGTCTGTAAATCATCCTGTCCACCATTAAAGACACCGACACCATAGTTCCAATCACCATAATTTCTAGTATCGGTTTCCTCAATAATGACTACTTCACCACTACAAGTAGCACTAGATGTTACAGTCGTAGAAGCATCGCCACCCATTGTGACAATCCAATTTACACCATTAGCACCTGACGTAGCAGTTACTGTAGCTGAAGCATCCTGTACTTCACCTAGACTTGAGCCAAATGTACGTAAACCGAAATACGATTCACCATACTCAAAAGCCATTTACTTAATTAGTTAAGTGTAATGTCTAGATCACCTGATGGCACACGAAACACGTCACCAGTTTCAATAGTCTTGTTTGACGATAAAGCCGCATAAGCCATTAAGTTACCTGATGATGAAGCATCGTAAACACCAACGTGTGTTACTGTTCCATAGTTTGCTGTAGCTGTAGGAAATTCTACTGCCGCATTATTAGACGTAGTGTTACCTGATGTTGTAAATGCAACTGTTTGACGTGCATAACCACCACCACTTACTTCAGTAACTGAACCTGTTTCGCCATCTGCTACTGCTGTAAACAACGCTAAGTAATGTGTGCTTGGAGCTGTGTATGCCGCACCGGCAAATACGTGGTCTAATATCTCTGTTTCTAAAAAGTTGGAAAAACTCATACTAATCCTCTCACTTTAAGTGTTAACCCTGATCCACTAAACCTAGCATCATCAGAGCTTTCATTTAATCTAGCAACTGCTGCGCTATACATCTGCGCCCAAACTGCTACCCTTTGATCTTCTGCTAAGTACGGTGCTGAGTGTAATAACGCTCCATAGAGGTATACATCAGGCGCTTCTAGTAAAAGCCAATTATCTGCGTTACTACTAAGAGAAGGTATCTTCTGATAGTAAAGTAACTCAAAATCTGTGTCTACTGATGGTGTAGGATACAATTGAAACTGCCCATCAGCGTGTGTGTACATTCTTGGTGTACCTGTTGCATTTTCATTAGCTGCACGTTTGTCAGCCATAGCATCTCTTGAAACTAAATTAACTACAGTAGTTCCTGTGCCTGTTAAATGCAATCTTATTGTTTCAATCCAATCAGCAGGAAATTGCATGTACTCATCACCACTTGATTGTTGTCCACTTGATCTTGCTTCCATCTTCCAATGTCTAACATCTCTGTTGATCTGCGCTTCTGCTAATGCAATAAAGTCAGGAATAACTGACGTTAAATCGTCACGGTTAAGGAAATCTGCAATACTTGTCTTTAATGCTGTGTATGTATTTAATGCCATACTATAATCCTAAGTTAGATTGTGCTTCTAATTCATATTGAGGTACGTTGCCACTTAAAAATTGTTCTTTAAAGTTTTGTTGTTGATCAGGTGTATAGTTTTGCAACATCATAATAACTTGAGAGGCTTGTTGTGGATTCATGTTTTGAAGCTCTTGTGCAAACATAGTGTCAACATCAACCATAGGTCGCATTGCTGTCATTTCTCGATCAGAAAATGCTGATCCACCGTAACTTTGTTGTGGTGATGAACCACCTTTAATCATAGTTTGTTGTGATGGTCTACCTTCAGGTCTACCACTTATTTTGGTTCTTTGCATTAGGTCTGAAATTTCTCTGTCAGATATTGCACCTATGTTTCTTGGAGCATATCTTAAATCTTGCATACCTGTGCCTTCATAATAGTTAGGCATGTTGTTGTATAAGGGATTGTTAATTTCGTTTAATCGACAAGTTCTATTGACGTTACCACCATATGATCCTTCACTAAATCTATTAAACTCTGCATCAGACACACTACCTCTATTCATAGGCTTTTTCAGACCTTTTAACGAATCAGGTAGTTCGCTTCCACCTTGTTGTAAAGTTTGAAATTCTTTATCTGACATAGCACCTGTAGCACCATTTCTTTGCTCTCTTTCTTTAAAGAGCTTTTGTAACAAATCCATTACTCCGAAACCTTCATCACCCATAATCTTGTCCTGTGTTTGTTTGCATTAGTATAATCTAAAACTCCATATTGTTTAAAAGTTTTGCTATTGAGCGCATTACATCTTTGTTTTGTACCATAATATTTTCGCTATGACCTTCGTCAAGATGTTGTGAACCCATAAACGTACCTAATGATCTAGCTATGTTTTCTGCAAAGTTTTCAAAGTTACCACCACTATTTACCATTGATTCTGTGTAAAACTTACCTAACACTTCTCTAGGATTTATCTGAGCGCTTGGTTTTAGGTTTAAATTATCAGCAACATCTAAGTGTTCTGTTCTAGGATCATTCATCCATCTTTCATAAAGTTCTTTTTGTGAAGGCAATTTTTGGTTTGCTTGATAGGCATCGTCTAGTAATTCTTCTGTAACACTACTTAACATTACTCTACCACCTGAAAATACTGAGTCTAAGTAATGTGCATATTCATGACCTGTTATGTTCATTACTGGTTGTAACAAACCTCTTTGTGTTCTTTTATTAAACTTAAATCCTGATTGAGGTTTATTTACTTTAGCACCCATTTTTGTAAGACCTAGCATTGCTTCGTTACCAAAATAATCTACACCTGCATATTTATCATATATTTGTTGATCTGACGGTAAGAATTTTCCGTAAGCATCTAGTCTTGTGCCATCTTGATTAGAATTATCTATCGGTATTTCGTAACCCCAGTTCATGCCAGTTTCACGCTCTAGATAATCTTTTTGATAAGCATCTGTATCAGCGTGTGGGTTACCTGATCTCATTAAGTTTTCAGTAGTAACAAGCCTTACGTCTTGTGGAAACAGTTGGTTTCTTGGTACATCTACTC